CGACCGACCGAACGACGTGCAGGTGATCTCCTCCACGTCGCCTGCACCAGCAGACGAGCGACCGAGCAGGCGGTCGGTGGCGCTGACGTTTTGGATTTTGGCGTAGGTGACGGCGTCGTTGGCGATCGTCAGCACCGTGCCGCTGCTCGAAATCGTGATGTCGCCCTTGTCGCCGTCGCTGAAACCGACGCCGGCCACGCCTGTCGGGCCTGTTGCGCCGGTTGGCCCTGTCACACCTTGTGAGCCTTGACTGCCTGTCGGCCCGGTCGGGCCTGTAGCGCCGGTCGCGCCCACGGATCCCGTGTCGCCAGTCGCCCCCTGCGCTCCGGTTGGCCCAGTTGGTCCTGTCGACCCGACGTCGCCTTGGGCACCCGTCGCTCCGGTTGGCCCAGTCGCACCCACGTTGCCTTGAACGCCTTGCGATCCGACAGCTCCTGTCGGCCCTGTCGCGCCGGTGGCACCGACTGACCCTGTGTCACCGACGATGCCCTGCGGCCCTGTGCTGCCCGTCGGCCCGGTTGCACCTGTCGCACCGACGCTGCCTTGTGACCCGACAGGGCCAGTTGGCCCAGTCACGCCTTGATCACCTTGGGCACCGGTTGAGCCTGTCGGCCCAGTGACGCCCTGCGACCCTTGCTCGCCAGTCGGCCCTGTCGCACCTACGCTGCCGACCGATCCTTGTGGCCCTGTGCTGCCTGTAGCGCCGGTTGGCCCTGTCACGCCTTGCGAGCCGACCGCGCCGGTTGGGCCAGTCACACCTTGATCGCCTTGCGCACCGGTCGCACCCGTCGGCCCCGTCACGCCCTGGCCACCGACAGCGCCTGTCGGCCCGGTCGCGCCAGTTGTGCCCACGTCGCCTTGTGATCCGGTTGGCCCTGTGTTGCCGAGGTCGCCCTGCGACCCAGTGGCACCAGTTGGGCCTGTCACACCTTGCTGGCCTTGCGACCCGGTTGGGCCTGTCACGCCCTGTGTGCCGCTGGCACCTGTTGGTCCGGTGACGCCTTGCTCACCTTGGGCACCCGTTGGGCCGGTCTCGCCAATGAGACCTTGGGCACCAGTCGGCCCTGTGGCGCCCGTCGACCCAACGTCGCCCTGCGCGCCAACGGCACCGGTTGGTCCGGTCGGGCCAGTGACGCCTTGCTGGCCTTGCGCGCCAGTTGGTCCGGTGCTGCCAACGTCACCGACGGCTCCCGTGGGGCCTGTCGCGCCGACGTCGCCGACCACGCCTTGGGCGCCGGTTGGTCCGGTCGGCCCTGTCGAGCCTTGTGCGCCCGTGTCGCCGGCGACGCCTTGCGCGCCGGTCGGCCCTGTGCTGCCGACCTCGCCTTGTGATCCCGTTGGCCCGGTCGCGCCAACGCCGCCCACGGCACCTGTCGCGCCTGTCTCGCCTGTTGGCCCGGTGACACCATGCAAACCCTGCGACCCGGTTGGCCCGGTAACGCCTTGGATGCCTTGCGGTCCCGTCGCGCCGACGTCGCCTTGGCTACCGGTCGGCCCAGTCAATCCGATCAGGCCTTGCTCGCCTTGGGCGCCTGTGGCACCTGTCGGGCCGGTAGCGCCGGTGTCGCCGACTGCTCCAGACGAGCCGGTCGGCCCCGTCGCTCCCGTGGCGCCCTGCGCGCCCGAGCTGCCCTGTGCACCGGTCGGGCCTGTTGCACCTGTGCCTCCGATGTCGCCTTGCGGTCCTGTCGGGCCTGTCGATCCGACGGCGCCCGTTTCGCCTTGGGCGCCAGTTGGCCCGGTCGCACCGGCAACGCCCGTGGCGCCGACGCCGCCAGTCGATCCTTGCGGGCCGGTTGGCCCGGTCGCACCCGAGGTCGAGAACTCCGTCCACGTCGTCAGGTCGCCACCCAGCTGCCACAGCAGGCCCGTGGCCGTGACGTGCACGAGCATGCCGGCCTCGCGGCGGGCGGCCGGGATCGCGTCCCGTGCGGCGTCGGTGGCGACCGTGCGGTAGCCACCCTTGCCGTAGAGCGCCTCGTGGCTCGGGTGCACGTCGGTCGTCGAGAACGGCACGACCGGTGCGGCGACGTTGGTTCCCTTGATGCTGCTCATCAGCTCACCACGACGACGACGGTGCCGGTGATCGGGTACGTGCTGCGGTAGATCGTGTAGCTACGTGCGGCCTGCCCGGTGAACGTGATCGACCTGGTCGTCGTCTCCCATGCGGAGTTGACCAAGCCGCCGACCGTAAACGTGGGCGAGCCGAACGACGCCGGGAGCACGAAGTGCAGGTAGGCGGCCGTCGCCACGATCGTCCGCGTCTGGCTGCGGCCGTCGGCCATGTCGCTCGTCAGCTGCGACGTGATCTGACCGTCGGTGATCGCTGCGGCCGTGCTCGAGCCCCACCACCTGACGAGCAGGGCAGGGGAGGTAGCCGTGTCGTCCGCGACGGCCTTGGTGTGCACGCGCATCGTGGCTCGGAACCCGTCGCCGTACCGCCAGACCGGGATACCTCGAGGTGCCGCGACCTCGTAACTCACGTCGGACCCGCTCTGCGTGTCGACCACGCGGTCGTGCCGCTGCGGCACGCCGAGCGGGAAACTCGACGTCTTGATCACGAAGTCCCGCGATTCCCACCGCTCCACGACGCCGTTCTGATCGGCAGCCTCAAATACCGAGCTGCCGACGGTCGCCGTGACGTTCACCGTGGTCGCACCGCGCACGTACCGCACCGTCCGCCCGGCCGAGGTCGCCAGCCGGTCAGCCAGCCAGGACGCACCAACGGCGAGCATGTCGGACATCGGTCACTCCACGGCGCCACAACGCCGCCGCGGCGCGTTGTGGATACGCGCCGGCGGCGGGTTGCGGCAGGTCTCGGACTCGCGTCGGATCAGCGCTCGAGCTTGACGCTCACCGTGGACGCACCCGTCACGGCCTGCGCGACGGCGTAGCCCATGTTCACGCCGGTGACGGTCGTGGCGACGCCGCTGGTGGCGTACCACTTGACCTGCGCACCGGCCGTGATGGTCTCGCTGTTCGCACCCGAGCTGTGCTTGGGCACGCTGTAGACGCCCTCGACGGCCACCACGCCCGTCTCGCCGTTGGCGATGGGACGCGGAGCGACGCCGACGAGCGAGCCGATAACCACGACGTCACCGACAGCGATGGTGCTGCCGGCGGTGTAGTCGAGGTACTTGCCATCTTGAACCGTGGAAGCCATGGGACTGGTCCTCTTCTGCTAGTGGGAGTTGATCGGTGCCGGCTGGCTGGACTAACTCGCTCCAGCCAGCCGGCGAAAGGTCATCGTGTGGGTCAGACGTCCATCTTGACGCCGGCCTTGTCCTCGGCCTTGGCGACGCCGAAGTCGAAGTAGCCGCGCATCTGGACGCCGAGCACGTTGAAGTCCGCCTCGGCCGTCTCGACCACCGGGCTCTGCACGCCGTTGAGGAACGCCACCTCCATCACCGGCAGGTCGGCCGGCGACGCGAGGAGGTAGTAGTCCGCCGTGTTGGTGAGGTAGGTCGATGAGACCACCTCGTACCGACCGGCGAACACGTTCGTCGACGGCTGGCCGCCGGTCGCACCGGACGAGATCTGGACGCTGTTCATCAGCTCGGCGGCCGTGACCTCGAGGTCGACCGGAACGAGCAGCACTCGCGGCTGAACCGCGATGGGGTTGCCATCGGGATCGGTCAGCTTCCTGTAGAGCGCGAGGGCCTCCTTGAGACCGGCCAGGCCCAGGGCCGTGGCGGAGGTCTTCTTGTTTCCCTTCGCGGTCGTGAAGAACGACGCGTCGTCGAGGAACGCCGTCCAGAAGACGGAGTTGAGCTTCAGGGCACCACCGCGACCGATCCGCTGCGGGACCGCGGTCAGGGCACCGAGGTCGTCGTTGATGAGGTCGGTACGGGTGACCGAGGTCATGATCCCGTACGTGTCCGCACTGATCGTCCGCTTCTCGTCGCTCGCGGCCGCGTGCTTCAGCTCGCCGCCGTTCTGCACTTCCTGGAACACGAAGCCGCCGTTGAGACGGTACTGCGTCACTGTCTTGAAGTCGTTGACGCTGCGCACCGAGCTGATCGACCGCCACGCGTTCTCGACCGAGTCGAAGCCGGCGAGCAGGAACTTGTTGACCGTGCTCGACAGGATGTCGGCGATCGAGTGCGTCGACCACGCCGCCTGCAGAACCGGCCGCAGCGTCGCCGCCGAAAGCCGACGCGGGCCGTCGTAGCCGCCGGCCACGGCCGCCTGCAGCAGCACCTCACCGAGCGACAGGTCGCGGCGCGCCTTGTGGGCGGCCTCGAGCACCTGCGCGTCGTACTTCTTCTCGACGCCCGGCAGGTTGCCCTGCAGCGCGAACGAGGCCTCGATCACCTCGGCCGACGGCGGCGCGTAGGTGGTGACGTGCACAGCCGGCGATGCCGGACGCTCGTCGCGAGCCGCCTGGAGCTTCTCCATGTTTTTGACCTTCTCGTCGAGGGCCTTGACCGTGGCGAGCAGCTCGCCGACGTCCGCGGCCGGGGTGGTGACAGGCTCCACGGCGACCTCCGCCGTGGCCGCCACGGCCGGGGTCGACACGACCTCGTCCGTGGGCTTGGTGGTGGCGTCAGCCGCCATGGTTTCCTCCTCGACGGCCTCCTCGGCCGCGATGGCGACGCTGGTCTCCGCGTCAGCGCCAAGAGTGACGAACGAGACCTCGCGGAGAGCGGAGGCCTTGACGATGCGGACAGGCCCCATGTGGGTCTGACCGTTTGCGGTGGCGACTGCGTCGGCGTCGACCTTCTGGTGCCGGCGGACGTCGGCGCCGACACTGGCCTGCCAGGCGTAGCCTCGCTCGGCCAGGGCGAGCACCTGGCGGGCCGTGTCGGTGTCGGCCATGATCTCGCCCTCGACGATCAGCTTGGATCCCTCGACGCGGACGCTGTCCGTCTGCCCGAGGATCGACCCGAGCCCGTAGTCGTGGCCGAGAACGATCGGAATCCGCTGCTTGGTTTGCATGCCGGCCAGGTCGATCACGACCGGCTCGCGGCTCCAGCCCTGACGGATCGGAGAGCCGGTGTAGGCCTCGATCGTGAACCGACGCGGGGAGGCCGCGGCCTCGCCATCGGCGGCCTGGAGAAACGTCACGCTGGTGTCGAGTTTCAGAGTGTTCATAGGAAGTCGATCAGCTCCTCGAGGTCCTCGTCGTGGTCGAAGTCGTCCACGTCACGCCTCCTGCGGGTTGGCCTCCTGCATTGGCTGGGCAGCACCACCGAGGTCGATTGGCAGCCCCAGCTCTCGCATCAGCTCCAGCTCGGCCGCACGCTGCCGCAGCTCGACGTCCCACCGCTTACCCTGGCGGGCGTACTCGCTCGCCAGCGTGGTCGTGTGCGTCCGCAGCCGCACCTCGGCCGCCGACGCCTCCTTGCCCGGGTCGACGTGCTCGCGGCCGTCCCAGACCCAGGCCCAGTTCCATTCGCTGAACGGCGGAAGGCCGTCCGGGATGACGCCGGCCAGGCTGGCTTCGTTGACCCACGCGGCCAGCACGCGGTCGAGGCAGACCCGCTCGAGCTGGTCGCGGTCGACGCGCTGCATCAGGCCGTATATCTGATGGTCCATCCGGCCGCTCGCGTAGTTGTACGACGAGCTGTCGAGCGCGGCGACGTTGTACGGCAGCTGCATGCAGCGGGCGATCTCGTTGAGGATTTCGCGCTTGAAGTCCTTGTAGGTGCTCGTCGGCTGCTCGGCCTTGAGCTGCGAGATGTCCCAGCCTTCCGGCAGGGTCACGAGGCTGCGCTTGCGGATCTCCATCTCGGCGAACGCATCGACCTCGTCGACCTCGGCGGCCGGCGAGTTGGAGTGGATGAACGCGGCGAAGTCGGCGGCGGTCTCGGCGGCCGCGATCACGGCCTCGGTGTAGCGCCGCAGCTGACCGAAGAGCTTGAGCGCCGGCGCCACCTCGGGCATGCCGCGGTTCTGGCCAGGACGCTGCCGGCGGAACCAGTGGATGACCGCGGCAGCCGGCACCCGCTGGAACTGCAGCGTGTTGACGCGGTAGTTGGAGCCCGGGTGAAAGTTGAGCACCTGGTAGGCGACGACGTTGCCAATCTCGTCGAACTCGAGGCCGTCGACCGTGTTGCCCTCGGGCGTGATCGTCTGCCGCATCATCTCGGTCGGTGTCGCGACCATCTCGGCCTCGACGAGCCGCAGGTCGAGCTGCACGCCAGGCAGGCGGGCGTTGTTGACCATGAGCGCGAACGCCTCGCCGTCGACGACGAGCGCCTCGCGCATGGTCCGCAGCTTCGCCGGCAGGTCGATCGTCGTGCCCCAGTCGTAGAACGCCCGCTCGACGATACGTGCGGCTTCGTCCTGGACGTCGAGCTGCAGCCGCGGGCCGGTGCCGACCAGGTCGCTTGCGAGCGTGGCGGAGATGCCGGCCAGATACGAGTTGTTGTTGCGCTCGTACCGCGCGCGGTTGCGGATCGTGCGACGCACGACCGGCGAGAGCTGCGCGTCGGCCGAGAACGCGTCGGCTACCTGCCAGTGCTTGTAGTCGTCGCCTGACTGTGCGGCCTCATACCGTGCACGAACGACCGGAGCAGCGACGGGGCGCGGCTTGGCCTTGGCGCGGAAGAAGTCGAGGAATGCCATCAGCTGTACGGCGAGGGTGTGAGCTGGTTGAACCGCAGGCCACGCCTCGAGGTCGACGCGGCCGCCTTGCCGGTGAGGTACTTGTCCGCGGCGATCTGGTCTTGGATGGACTGCGCCTCGACCTCGCCGGCGTCCGTGCGGACGCGCTTGGGGCCGGTGGCGGTGTATTCGATGGCCTGCTCGATGGCGTCGCTCATAGTGGCGACGATAGAGCGCGCGCGAGCGCAGACCGCAGGGGGTGTGGCCTACTTGGCAGCCATAGCCAGGCCGATGTTGGCCAGCGCGTAGCCGGCCCACGCGATGGCCATGCCGGTGCTGCCCTGACGGTATTGGTCAAGTGCCACGACCAGATACACCACACCGACGCCGAGGATGAGGGGAGCGGACATGGTGCGAGCAGCCCCTACGTCAGGCGTGATACACGGAAGCGGCGTGATATACGGACCGTAGAAACACGAGTTCGCCGACTACTTGCGGCCTGCTCCGATGTAGGCCGCCGCTTGTCTCCCAAGGTGTTCCGTGTAGGCCGGCGGGAACCCTTCCTTGAGCTCGTCCCATGACAGGTCGCGAGCCACGCCCATAGCCTCGCGGGCCTCGTCTTCAGTCTTGGCCGTGCTGCCGCCGATGACCGTCTTCCCGGTTTTCTTGCATACGCCCTTACAGGTGTCTCCCATGATGTGATACACGCCAACGGGCTTGCCCTGCTCCGCGTGTCGGCACTCCGATCCTTGAATCGGAAACGACGCGAGGAATAGCCGGTGCCTTCGCACCTTGAGCCCGTAAGCCGATCCGCATTCCGTTACGGCACCGTCCATCCCAGGCGAGCCAGGCACGTTCTCCACGATCCAGGGGATGTCGTAGGTGCGGAGCAGGGCCAGCGTCGGCGTCAGGAAATCGCCGTGGCGGCTCTTGCCTCCTTGTGCGGATCGCAAGTGCTTTGCCCGTGTGTGTGCTTGGCATGGCGGGCTAGCGTGGATGAGGTCGAACTGTTGCACGAAATCCCTGTTCTTCAAGATCGCCAATGCGCTGCCCCACACGAACTCGTATGGGTATGAGGCCCGCAAGAAAATATCCACGCCGGTAGGCGCAAAGCCAGCCGCAGCGTATCCATCCGCAGCCATTCCAGCCCCGCAGTAAAGATCGAGCACCCTCAACTGAAACGTCGGCGAACCAGAGGATGCAGCGGACAGCGTTGCATCGTCTTTAGGCATGGTGAGTCCTTTCATCGCTGCCGCTGATCCTGCGTGTTCTGTGGCTAGTTGCCGTCCACTGGCGGGGCCGGGAGCGGCATCCAGTGGGTCGCGTCAACGCCAGCCGAATCGCATGTGATGTTGTCGCCTTCGTAGAGCCAGAACTCGCCGCCGATGTAGTACCCGACCGCCGCGCTGCCGTAGCCGTCGCGGTGATCTAGGTACAGCAACACCGACTTGGAATCTTCTGGCGATCTCTCCGTCACCGGAATCCACTCCACGCTCATATTAGCAATCACTCGCTTTCCGTTGGTTTTCCAATACGTTCGATTCGCCACAGAACCACGCGATCCAGCGGACGAAGCCGCTGATCGCTGGCGTTCTCAAAAACGACCCCGGCGGGTTCGGCGGGCCGCTTTATCGGTGCGGTGCCTGCCCGCCGGGATCGCTGTTTATTGTGCATACCCTAACAATCAACCGCCGCTCGTCGTCCGTCATCTCGCAGCACAGACGAGCCAGCACCGAAGACAGCGCCTCGCGCTCCTCGTCTGTGAGCCGCAGCCGCTCAATCTCATCCGCCGCCTCGTCCATCAGGTCGCTTGCCGGCGCAGCGTCCACGTCGTGCGTCCACCGGCGCAGGCGTGTCACGATGTCGGTCATGCACCCATCCTCCGCAGCTCGATCTTGCGGACGGGTGCCGTCGGAATGGTGACCTTGCGGCGATGGCTTCTCGGCGTGTCCACGCCCACCGCCGTCACGCCGGCGTAGCTGGCCGCCACGGCCGCTCCCACCACGCAGTCGAGCCAGTGGTTGTCACGGCCTGGCAGCGTCCGCCACTCGTCTACGACACGGCCACGCGCCTCGGTGCGCACCGGGTACTCGGCGGCCAGGTGCTCGAGCAGCATGGCGTGGTCGCCGGCGTGAATTGTCAACGCCTGCGGGTCGGCGGCCGGCAGCTTCAGCCGCGCCGCAATCAGTGTCTTCCAGGCGTTGGTGTCGTAGAGCACGTGTCGCTGCTTTTGGATCGTCGACGTCCGCCAGTTGCTGCCGACGCGCTCGCCGCGGTCAGGCCGCTTGTCCGACAAGGTCGAGCCGGACGCGCCGACGAACCGGCCATGGCTTGGTAGCACGCGCGGGCCGTACGTCGACCTCCTGGCGAAGTCGCGGACCACGCCCTGAGTCTGCGCCCAGTTGGCGTCGACCATGACCTGTGAGATCCGCAGAACCGCGTCGTCCGTCTCGCGTGCGAACTCGCGGTCCAAGAGCATGGCCGCCACCTCGGCCAGCGCCTGGTTGGTGGCGGCCTCAAGGCTCGACAGCTTCGTCACCGTCTGCATGGTGCGGCGGATGTCACGCAGCGTGAAATACGAGCGGTTTTGCTCCGGCCATGTGCCGTACGCCACGAGGTGCCCACGGAACTGGTGCCCCCATGCCACCACCGCCCAGTAGAGCGCCTTTTCCTGCACGTCGATGAATGCCGTCAGCGTGTCGAGCTGCCCGGGCACCACCCACCTGGCCACCTCGACGACGTTGCTCCGCACGTCCTCGCTGGTGATCGCGTTGGTCTGCGCCTCCTGACGCAGCGGCTGGTTTTGGTACTCCGACGCGAACACGTCCGGGCCGTCGTCGATGAACGCGTTGTAGGCGTGCTGGATGGCGGACTGCTCCCGCTCCGGGTCGTAGCAGCTCTCCCACGACACCTGGCAGCCGGCGTCCATCGCGTCCCGGTGGTCGCGGTAGTACGCGTCGGCCTCGGCCCACGCGCGGGCCTGGTCCCCTGGCGTGTCCTTGTCGAACGTCACCCGCAGCTCGCGGTACCGGCCGAGCCAGTCGTCCTCGTGGCGGTCCGCCCACTGCTTGACCATGGCGATCCGCTCGCCCTGCCACGCCGGGTACCTCTTCGTGTCGAGCAGCTGGTCGACCATGTCGTCGTGCTGGATGACCGTGGCGTTGACCACGCACGCGATGCTCGACCTGTGGCCGGCCAACTTCATCACCGACTTAGACAGGATCTCCAGCCGCTTGCTGCACTGCATCGGGCTGGCGGCACTCTCGCGTGTCTGCGGGTCGTCGACGATGACGAAGTCGGGACGCAGCTGCGAGCCGTCGGGGCTCTTGTGCCGCAGGCCGAGGATCGACCCGGTCAGGCCGCGAGACATGACGATCGAGCCGGACGCCACAGAGCCCGGGATGGTGGGCATGACGATCGAGTCCGCCTGCCAGCGGATATGCGTCTGCTCGCCCTGGTGCGTCTGGGAGTTGCACCGCTGCACCTTGCCCTCGAGCGCCCGGATCGCGTGACACACCTCCGGGAAGTCGTCGTGCAGTAGGTCGTTCTCGGCCAGCTCGAGCTTGACGCTGGCGATCGCCTTGGCTGCCAGTCCGCCTTCGCCGGCAAAGATCGCGCAGAACCGACGGTGCCCATACAGCGTCGCCCAGATGATCGCGTTCTCGCTGATCGTCGACTTGGCGAAGCCGCGGTAGACCGCGTTGACGAACCGGCCGCCGCCGATGATGCAACCTTGAATCCGCTCGATGACGCGTCGGTGGTCTGGGCTGAACGGAGTCAGGCCCGTCGACATCGGGAAGTACGTGATCAAAAAACGCTCGAGGTCGAGCCGGCAGGCGGCGCGGCGCGCGGGATCGACGACGCCGGGCACCTCGCCGATGTCGCTGCCAAGACGTGTCCGCTCGCGGGACCGCTCGATGTCCTGGCGGCGCTTGGCGTCGGTGGCTGGCGGAGTTTGTGGCATTCGGGAGAGAGTCGACGAAAACGAGGATGTTC